TTAATCTTTCGGGGTTATGCCGTTTTTTTATTAACTATGATAACAGAATACCTAAAAACAATAGGCTTTAAACCCGTCCCGCAAACAGATCGTGAGGGTTGGTTCTATGACCCAGATTACCTATGCAAAGAGGGCTTATATGCCGAAATACACGATGATAACCAATTCTACCTATGGTATGATGTATTTAACCCTATTTACGAAGCAAACATAACCGCTGAAAATTTACTAACCGTTAAGCTGAAAGTGATTGAAACGTTAAGTCGGTATGGATTGAGTATAAAAGTTACTAACGGAAAAACGTTATAATTTGATTTACGGGTAATATTATTATGTTATATTTGTATAAAAGACGGGATTAATTCCTGTTACGATAGGGCGAGACCCTTTTTATAAAAAACGTGCACGTTTTATTTATTGGAAATAGCTAACAAAATAATTAAGTCAGATTTAATTGAATGGCGTAACCTTGAGTGGCTACAGGGTAAACTAAAGGCTATTCCCGAAAATTCCCTTAAGAAGCTTAAACAATCCCTTATTAATAATTCATTCGTTCAGCCCTTTAACGTATGGGAAAATGGCAAATTATGGATACTTGACGGACACCACAGAAAATTAGCAATGGAGCAACTTGAGGCAGAGGGTTACGATATACCCGATAAACTGCCCGCTAATTTTGTAGAGTGTAAAAATAAAAAGGAAGCCAGTAAGATGGTTTTACTTTATTCAAGTATTTACGCAAAGGCAGATGAACAAAGCCTTGAACAGTTTTTAGCAGAAAATCTAATGAGTTTTGATGATGTGAGGTTAGAGGTTGATTTGCCTAATGTAAATGAAAGTTTTTTTGACTTAGACCCTAATAATCTTGATGTTGCGTTTTCTCTCAAAGACGGGGATAAAGAGCCGTTTCAGCAAATGACTTTTACGCTTGCAAATAAGCAGTGTGAGTTTATACAAGACGCTATGAAAAACGTAACACTCGAAACCGATAATTACGGTAATGAAAACGGCAATGGGAATAAACTTTACGCAATAGTTAAGCAGTGGGTAGAGCAAAAGAAATAATACTAAAAGTTATTCCGGCGAAAATCGCTAATGAGTTTATAAAGAAATATCATTATAGCGGGAAAGTAGTAAATAATTCCATACTGCACTTCGGGGCTTTTTTAGATAATCATTTGCACGGGGTTATGAGTTACGGTAGTCCGTTAGATAAAAGAAAAGTTTTGGGTTTAGTTGAGGGAACTTTGTGGAATGAAATGCTTGAACTTAACAGGATGGCTTTTGACGACACTCTACCACGTAATAGCGAGAGTAGATGTTTGGGCTTATCGTTTAAACTAATAAAAAAACAAGCTCCTCATATTAAATGGGTTTTATCTTTTGCAGATGCTACTCAATGCGGTGATGGTACAATTTATAGGGCGAGTGGGTTTGTTTTGACAAGCATAAAGGAAAATCATAATACGTGTATGTTACCGGACAATTCCGTTATTCATAAAATGACACTCGAAAGCAACCCAACGAGCGCAAGACCGGAACTTAGTGGAAAATCTTATTATGAGTTAACGGATGGTAAATATAATTTTAGCAACTATATCGATAAGGTCAACGGGAAGCTTTTAAGGGGTTATCAGATACGATACATAAAACTATTAAAACCAAACTTAAAAATTACAGTTCCTATACTTCCTTTTAGTAAAATAAAAGAGTTAGGGGCTTCGATGTATAAAGGTAAACGCACTACAAGTGAAACCATTGACACGGTTAACTATCCAGTTAATAAAGGCGGTGAAACTCCGACAGTAGTGCTCCAAACGGCATAGTAAATGTGGCTAAAAAAGATAAAATATTACAAGATTTTAGTTTAGATGATTTTGAGCTTAACGAGACTGATAAACAAGTATTTAAGTTCCAATTACAATATCCTGAAGTTACACAGAGGCAGTTATGCAAATTAGTAGGGATAAATGAAACACAACTAAGCAGGGTAGTAAATAAACCCGCTTATAAAAAAGCTAAAGCAGAATTTGATAAAAGTTGGATTGAAATATTACTTGAGGGAAAACATAAGGCGGCACGTAAGATATTGCAGTTGGTTGATAATGGCAATCCTCGCATTGCTCTTGACGCAAGCAAGTCAATCTTACAGCTTGAAAGAGTTGACCTCAATATATCAGATGAACCAGAACAGCCAAACTTCTAAAAGCGTATTGGTTTCAGAGCACCCGCACCAAAGGGAGATATTTTACGATAACACACGTAATAAGGTTATTGTAACCGGCAGGCGTTGGGGCAAATCCGTATTGGGCAGAGAGGAAGCAATCAAGACCGCATTTGAAATTAAAAATGCTTTAGTCTGGATTGTTTGTCCTACGAGGGAAATGGCAAAGGACATTCATTGGGACGCATTAAAACGCAGGCTCAAAGATGACCTGAAGTGGAAAATTAAGGTAAATGAAAGCTCCCTTACGATTACCCGTTTAAAAACTAATTCCAAAATAGCACTTAAAACAGCAGATAACCCCGATAGGTTAAGAGGCAGGGGTTTACACAAGGTTATCATAGATGAGTTTCGTGATATGGATCAAAGCGTGTGGAGTGAAGTATTAAGACCTACACTTTCAGATTATCACGGGCAGGCTGTTTTCATTTCAACTACAAACGGGTATGATGTTCTTTACGATTTATATCTTAAAGGTCAGTCGGGCGATAGCGAGTGGAAGTCTTGGACTTATAAAACTATTGACTCCCCTTTCATTTCTGATAGAGAGATAGAACAAGCACGTAAGGAACTTGATGAAAAGACTTTTAGACAAGAATATGAGGCAAGTTTTGAAACCGCTACGGGAAGAGTTTATTATGCATTTGACCGTAAATTTAATGTAAGGGCTAAAGAGTTCAATCCCAATTTACCCGTTATGCTATTCCTTGACTTAAACGTAAATCCCTGTAAGTGGAGTTTTGCACAGCCTTATCCTGATGGCGACTATATCATAGCCGAGTTAATTAAGCAAGATACATATACTCTTGAAATGACAAGAGCAACAAAAGCTAAATACCCTAATTCAAGATTTATTATTTACGGTGATTATACGGGAACAAACAGGAGCACTAAAAGCCCTGTAACCGATTACGAAATTATTAAGGCTGAATTACCTAACTGTGATATAAGGATAAAGAGAACAACGAGTGTAATAGACCGTGTAAACTCACTTAATGCAAGATTGTGCAGTGCAGATGGTAAGAGGCATTTATTTGTTGACCCGTCTTGTACACATACGATTGAAAGTTTTGAGAAAACATTATGGAAAAAGGATAAGCGTGAGATTGACAAGAGCACCGAACAAAAGAACGCTGATACAGCTATTACAGATGGCGTGAGTTATTACACTGATTACGAATACAGTTTAAAGGGTAAGCCGATAGTGAGGATAGAAAATGCTTTTTGAGAACAGTGCAATAAACCTGACTAATTCTGTTTACCAGAAATTAGTTACAGACAGCGAAAATGCAAGACGTGAGCAATTCAAGGAGTTTCATTATTTCTACGTTAAAGACCGTGAAGAAATTGAACGCATTATCAAACGTGATTTAGTTAATTACAAAGTCTTTGACGCTTCAAGTGTAGAGAAAATCCCCTTTAGGTATTCTGATATGATACAGAAAGCCTTAATGCGTTTAAGTGCAGGCGTATTCGATGAAGACCCGATTATCACGATTGACGGTGAAGCAGATGACAATCTTTCAAATGCTCTTTTAAAAACTAAATTTTTTCCCAAGTGTAAAGAGGCTTTAAAGAAAGCATTATTCGTTAACACCGTTTTAAGTCAGGTAGTTAAGAGAGATACAATTGAAATTGACAATCTTATGCCTGATGAAGTAAGTGTAATTACGGACAAGGATTATTTAAAAGCCCGTGTAATTGCTGTTACAAGGTTTGACCCCGAAAAAAGAGAGTTATACCAAGCTGTTTGGAGTGATGATGAGCATTATTTACTTGATAGCTTCGGTAATAGAGTTGCAGTTGAGGGCAATTCCGCAATGATAAACCCTTACGAAACCTTACCTTTTAGCGTATTGAGAATATCAGAGGGCATAGACTTTTACGGTGAGCCTAACTGGGATTTATACCTTACTCAAACTTCTGTGATAATTCAGTTAATGCAGGCTGAATGGAATAGAATGTATAATGCACATCCTATTTGGATTGCTAAAAACTTAAATCTAAAAGATAATGAGGTAATTACCCCTGCAAAGATTATTAAACTTGACAACGTCAAGGCAGAAGACGCTGAACCCACGTTAATAAGTGTAGCTCCTAATTTTGATTTTGCAGACCAAAGACAAAGCATTGAATGGACTATTGCCAACGCTTTAAGTAATCTTGGTTTACCCGCTTCAAGTTCAAGCACTGATATAGTTTCACAAAGCGGGACTGCTAAAAAGATAGATGAAATTGAGTTAAACGAAATACGTTCATCACTTCGCAACACTTCGTATTACTATGTAATTGACTTACTGGAAAAATTAAGAATAGTCTGGAATACTTGGGCAGTTGAAATGGATGAGGAAAAAATCCCTGACGGTGAGTTTGATGTAGAGTTTAGCGAAACAACAGAAGCGGAAACACCTGAAGAGAAAAACGCAAGGCGTGAGGGTGAAATTAAATACTATACATCTAACCCAATTAACTTCATAATGGAAGACAAAGAGGTTGATGAAAAGACAGCTACAGAAGAATATGCAAAGAATAAACAAATTATTTCAGAAATAAAAGTAGTGGAAACTACAAAGGATACTAACAATGTCGGATGACAAAACAATTACTGCGGAGCAGTATGCAGAACTCAAAGCACAATTAGACAAGGTTAACTCTGATTTGGAATACCAGAGATCCGAAGCTAAAAAAGCATTTGAAAAACGGGATGAGTATAAAAAGCAGATAGAAGAAGCCGAAACTAAAAAGGCACAGGAACAAAATCAATTCAAGGAACTTTACGAAAAAGAACAGGAAACTAAGAAAGCGTTAGAGAGCGAAGTGAACACCTACAAACCTTACAAGGAAAAATGGGAAACTTACGAAACTACAAGGCGTGGTTCTTTACTTGAAAAGGTTGAAGACGCAGACCTTAAAAAAGCGTATGAAAAACTTGAATTATCTGACCTTGAATTAGTTGTTGCAAAGATAACATCTAAAACCCCGCCTACGGATCAAGGCAGGTCTGGAAAGACTAATTTTGATTACAACGGCAAAAAGTGGGATGAGATTAGTTCGGCTGATAAGGAAACACTTGCAAAAGACCAGCCCGATATTTACAGAAAACTTTATTACGAAAAATTCAGGCGACAGCCAAACCTTTAAGGAGTATTTAAATGGCATCAACAATTTTAACAGATGTGAATTTCCAGTCTCAGGTATTTAAGGATACTATGCTTGGTGAGTTCACAGACAGGCTTGGGCTTTTAAGCTCAGGCTTAATGGTAGAAGCCCCTGAAAGCGTTGTATCAAGCAACGATAGAGGCTATACCGTAGCAATTCCGCACTGGAACACTTTAAGCGGTGACTCTGTGCAGAT